CCATATCCAGACCAGTTTCCCGTTCTTGAAGGTGATGGACTTGATCTTCTCACGCTGGCGCTGGTCCTTGACTCCCCGGAAAATGATTCGGTTCCCGGTGATCTTACATTCCAGGGCCAGGGGGTTCAGGTTGACCTTCCAGAAGCGGTCAGAATAGGGGCCGAACATTCGATAGATCGCCGCCTGTAACTCTGCGAAGGTACTGTCGCGGTTCGTTTCTTCGATCTTCCGGACGACGACCAGGTTCGCGCCCTGGTAGGCCGGATCAGACAGTTTCGCTATGTAGTCCTGGGCGATATTCACAGACTTCCCGGAACCGGCGGACCCCTTCAAAATACGGTAGCGGCCGCGCCACTCATTCACAGTGCGGAAGACCGGGTTGAACTGGGCCGACGCTCTGAACTCAACTGTCCGGGCCGTAGTCATAATTGATCACCACCGTCACAGGGGCGGTGCTGTCCGGGCTGTCCTTGAACATTCCCAGGTGCTTTCCGCACAGTTCCAGGGCCTTCAACTTATCCGCCAGTCGGATTTCCCGTTCCACGCCGTCGCCGGTTTCGCCGGGGATCACCTTTACCTTCACGGAAGCGATCGCGGCCGTGTCGTCGCGGGAAGCGTCGTTCAGGACCGTTGCGTCGTTCATGTTGATCACGTCGATCGCGTTCACGAAGGCGATTTTTCCCAGTTCCAACAGGACCCGGTCGGCGTTGATCCCGGTGCGCTTTGACCGTTCCGCCATCGCTTTGTCTATGCGCGCGCGTATTTCAGGTTTTTTCAGGTTTTCACTTCCCACCGATCCCGCACTCTCGGGTTTGTATCCTGCACGAATTGCAGCCTGCGTCGCATTTAAATCAATGAGGTATTCTTCGCAAAAGAGTTGCTGTTTCTTGGTCATTCGCCACCTCACCACCTCACCACCTCATTTAAAACTTATATCGGTACAAAAATAGCGAACCGCCTGGGGGAAGGCAGTCCGCTGGTGTTGGTTTAAATTGCCGGAATACTGGCCTCCGGCGGAGCCTCGCGTTGCTCTTCCCCGCGCAATCCAGCCTTTCGGCAATCAAGATTTTTGGTGGGGCCTCCGGGATTCGAACCCGGTCTCGACCTGTTGCCCCACGATAGTCCCCGGTATTACCGCCCCGGGGAAAGGCGGCGAAGGAGAAAGAGGTGAAAGGGAATTCGTTTTACACGTTCTCCATTATTCATTATAAACGAACAAAACGAACATTGTGAACAAAACGAACGCTTACGAAAATTTATTTTAATTTTTTTGTTTCACGGGTATAGGCCATGCGTAAAGCGTCTTTTGAATCATGATGGCCCATTGCGGCAGCAACCTCATCCCAATCCATACCATTCAAAACGTGATAAAACATGATGGTTTGGATTCTACTATTCTTAATCGCATCTACATAGTTGCAAACTTCTTCTTTCTTGGCTTCAAGCGCTATTATCTCCGATTTCCACTTTCTAATCATCCTATCCGTATCGGGACGAACGCCATAGATTGATACAGAATGAGAAGTGTATGGATAGTCTATATATGAGCCTTTTACAGAATCATGAACTATTTCGCATTGTCGTTTCTGTATCATCAATTTTAGAGCTGATATTTTTTTATCAATATTTTTGTATCCATCAAGGTCTTTTTTTAAAACCAATTAATATTCACCCCCTTTTTATTTTTTCCCCGCTCGCCTCCTGATGTGGTTTTCTAATTGCTTCTATTCTCTCTTTTAGCCGATCTATCTTCCGCTCAATTTCATGTTCCGTGCACCCATACCCATAAAGCAATTCCATTTGCCAAAGCATGATTTGCACATCGGCGATCTCCTCTTGAATATTTTCCAGAACCTTCATGCCCTTTGCAGCAAGCCGCTCCTCCAGTGGTAAGCGCCGGAATTTGAGTAGGGCCTTGATTAGTTCACTGCACTCCTCAATGCACATATCCGTCTGTGCCTCTCGGCCATATGTATCAATAGCGTCGCAGATCACATCGCAATATTCTTTGGATGTTGTCATTTGTTACACTCCTTTATTTTTTGGTGGGATTCTGCGGGCGGAATTGTGATGCCATAGTATGCCCAGCCCTCGCGCGCCCGCTCATAAACGCCTGCTCGCTGCAAACAGCGATATTTGCATGATGGGCAGTAGCCGGGAGAGATCGGGCAATGTTTGACACCTGCAACCGACTTGACTACGATGAAGCGCAATCTGCACAGAATATTTGAGTGAATATGACTGGTGCAAATTATTTGGAGGGCGAGCTTGCCGGGGTCAAGCTTGATCATGGTTGTTCACCCTTCGGAATTTTAGGTTTTATGTAGGTTTCAAAAGTTTTTACAATCCGCTTTGCTGTTGATGGGTAAGTCTTTTGGACGCAACACAAGGCTTCTCCGGGATCAACTTCAATTCCGCACTCATCTGCAAAACCCACAATATGGTTTGCGATTTCTGCATCGTTCGAAATAGCAGCGAGTTCGCATTCAAGCAGCGTTTCCCAGTCATCTTCAAAGTCGGCAAAATATCCAAAATTTTGATAAATTAAATCAATTGCGCTTTTTAATGTCGCGTTTCGGTCGATTGCAGTTTCACATGAAATTTTGCTAAGTAAATAATCCGGCTTGATTCTCCGGCACAATCCAAAAAATGATTCTTTCCCCGGAGTTGGAACCCACTGGTAAGAATAATTTCCACAGTCAGACGTGATCTGTAAGCGGTAATTGATTGTGTCAAATTCAAAATCTGCCCATAGGCAGGTGCCATAATCAGAATCTCCCTTTTCCTGCCGGTAGGAAATTCGCGTAATGCATGGATGATAAATGTTTACTTCTGGCATCTCTATCCCTCCCTTTGATTCATTCTGAATAGCCTTTTGTCGCAGTTTGCGCAATAAGCGTAGGCGCCTTTGGTGTGGTATAGCATATCGTACAAACTGGAATTGTCCGCTTCGCTGCCATCAAATCGGTAAAAGTATCTAGTCATCCCACGGACATAATCCTTGGTGTAGAATCCAGCATCTGACCCGCAATAAGGGCAGAAAGATATGTTCTCGGCATCTTTGACGGTCACTTTTTC